ACCGATGACGCTGAAGCCGTTGCGTCTAATCCCCCGAGTGAAGCATTGAGAACAGGGAACAATGTTGATGATGCTTGAGCAGTGGCATCTAGCCCACCCAAACTTGAAGACAGAACAGGGAATATCTTGGATTGCGCAGTCGCATTCGCAGCCAACCCACCCAACGATGAAGCCAGAACAGGGAACAATGTTGCTTGCGCAGAGGCTGATGCACTAACCCCACCCAAAGACGATGAACCTGTGGCAACAGTTAGGAACTCGCCACCATCAAGAACAGCTGCGCCATCAAGCATTGAAGTATTGAGAATGAACGCTGCACCACCACCAAGCCCGAAGCCTGCGTTGTCAAGTGTGGTCGAGTCGAGGACGAACCGTTGAACGGCCATCACGAACCTACGATGCGAGCGTCAACGAGACGGTGAGATTGCCTGCACTAATTGTGTAGGTGTCGCCTGCTGTGTAAGCACCAGCAACGATTGATCCAGAGAACAAGAAGTTGCCTGCACTGATATTGTCCCAACAAGTGAAGTGTGTTGCATCTTGGTTGCCTGTGATATTCGTCCAACTAATATCTGCATCCGATGTCAATGCACCAGCAGAAGCAGCACTGAACGACACAGCCTTGCGAGTTGTTTCGGTTGCAGGACTTGCTGTGCCAGCAGTACCAGGATCATTCGTATGCAACTTCACATACGGTGTCGCCACCGAGAACGATGTCGCATTACCCAACGCATCCATCCAAGCGTTGCCCAAATATGCGCTGATTCCGTGTGCCATTAGTCTTCAACCCTTTCAGTAATCGTCAAAATCCGTCCATCAGCGTCACGCTCAACAGTGCGGATCGTTGGCTTTGACTGTGGGATGTTGACACGAACCACAGTCTCAGGAACATTGATGATCGGTGCAGGAACATTCACAGCCGGAGGTGTGTAGTTCAACACCACTTCAGGCATATTGATATTCATATCTTGTGACTTGACTTCGTACACCGAAGCAGGATCAGCAGGATTAATTGTTGATACTGGTTGCAACTGTGTTGAAGGGACACCAGTGTGCGCAATCCTTGGCAACTCCAACGAAGCCATCACCTCGGCAGGATCAAAACCAGACAGAATCAGACGCTGGGCAATTACCGACTTGCGATCCAACTCAGACAAATTTGCAGCAGCAATATCCACGTTTGCCAACGGAACCCGATATACATCCCCACCGTCAGTCGGAGCCATGTCCTCAATGCGATGGATGTCATTGATAGACAAGAAGCCTGATTGCAGACCTGTTGAGAATGCTGCATATCGTGAGGCTTGGTCACCACGAAGGAGACCGTCAACATTGAACTTGAGGAATGCTCGACTGTCCAACAACTTCTGGTAGCCATCCTCAATCTTTGAGATGTACGGACGCAACGTGTGTTGAACAAAATGAATGCCGTTCTGTTCCACCGAGGCATATGACATAGCTCCAGCCGTAGTCACACCAAGCATTGAAGGTGGGCATCGGAAGATGCGACCAATCTCCTCAATGGCGAATCGACGGGATTCTAGAAACTGTGCGGAATCATTGTCAACAGTTGTCTTCGTGAACTTGGCTCCACCAAACAAAACACCTGGACGATGTGACCGGCGCAAACCTCGGTGACCTTCTTCAAACGATGAGACTAAATCTTTGGCTTGCTCACGGGTCAGGTTGCCTGGAAATTCGATGATGCCAGACGCACTTGAACCTTGACCAAAGAATCGTGCAGCGAACTCTTCCAATGCTTTAGCCAACCCAAGATTCTCTTTGACCAGATCAATCTTGGAACGACCACGAAGTTCACCTGGCAAACGCAACTCGGTGATATGGATCATGTCATCAGACTGAATGATGTCCCGTTGGTCGTAAATATAGATCGGTCTGCGTGTCACTTGGTCACGGCTGCATTCAACCTTCTCAGGGTTAAGCACCACTAGAGCTGCAACACCTTGGTCATCACGAACGATGCGTGTGAACGAGTTGCCATTCAAAAGCAACGAGACCAGCACCTGCTGGAAGTGCTCAGTTCGTGTCACACCAGTTTCAGGGTTGTCTAACCATTGAGGTCGAGGACGGAATGCTTTACGTTCTGCTCCCACCCGAATGTAAGTATCAACAGGCAAAGTTGAAATTGAATCGGAGATGAGACGCACACAGGCATAAACTGCTTCAATCTTCAGGGAATCTATTTGTGTGACTGTCGTACCAGAGTTAGTTGAAGTAGCAAACCCGTCACCTGAAGCAAATAACGATTGAAACGAAATTGCCCGATCCTCGGTGCCTTGGTTCAGAAGTCGTGACAACATTTACTTTTTGACCTTCCTCTGCCCACGCTCAAATGCGAATGCGAACAATAGAACTATGAAGCCGACAAAGATCAGCCCGATGGGTACCGACAACAAGAATACCCCAAAACCGATAAGTGAAATAGCGAGCAGTTCTAGCAGGAAGATTGTCATCTCCCTAGACTACAAAGAAACCAGGTGTGGGTGCGACTTCCTGTTTTGATGTTGCACGATCCGATGCGATAACCAGAGCAATGGCAGCGTCAATTTTGCGCTTTGACTTACCCTTAGACAGACGCCAACCTGACTCTGTTTGTCTTTGTGCAGCAGATAACACTTGATCAGCAAACATTGGATCACCATCGTGTGCGATCACTTGGTTCACAATCAACTCATACAAGTTTCCACATGCTGGAATCATTCGTGCAGCTGACTGAGGGAACTCAACCATCACATGATTTTCCGATAAGACTTCTGCTGAACGCTGAAAGAACGCAGGGTCGTAAGCGTTCTCAACCACATTGAACTGATGGTTTATGTCTCGAATGTGTTGTTCAACTGCTGAGACATCCATTGCATTAGCATCGGGATGCCAAATCTTTGCACGAACAACCACACGACCATCCTGCGGTTGAGCAACCACAACGGCAATGGAGTCATGCTTCAACGCCATATCCACTCCAACGAATGTTGGCAAATCAGGTTTGAGTTGCATATCTGAACGACACAACTCCCAAGCCCCAGCAGGCAACCACGACTCACCATCTGTGCGAACCCATTGATTTAATCTGTATCTCCGATACGCAACCTCAGCCGTCTGGTTCATACTGATTTCCATATCCTCAATGTCGAGTAAGCCTTCAGCCAAGTTTGGATTAGCAGCAGCCCAAGCATCACGATCAGATACAGCACAACCTTCCGGAGCCTCCCACCAAAAGAAACCAAACCGTTCATCATCCTGATCGCCAGAAATAACACGCTTGCCGTAGTTGTATAAACGACCGCACAAAGAATCAGGATCGAATCCTGCAGTAGTGATACCAATAATGTGAGGGTCTTTTCTTGCACCCATACCCAAAGAAAGCGCATCCCAAAGGTCATGATTGGGTTGAACGTGAACCTCATCAAATATCACTGTGCTTGGGTTTAGACCCTGTTGAAGTTTTGCGTCAGCCGATAGCACTCGATAGATCGCACCTGTAGAAGGAACCTCAACCACATCCCGATACACCTTACAGATACCAGACAAGGCAGCCGACTGACTGATCTGCCACTTCGCCTCATTGAACACAATCCGTGCCTGCATCCTGTCACCAGCAGCCGAATACACCTCAGCCCCAGGCTCACCCTCAATCAACCCATACAACGCAATCACAGACCCAAGAAGCGATTTGCCATTCTTACGAGCTAGTCCTATCAGGCTCCTACGGTACCGAAGCATCCCATCAACCCGACGCTCATACAAAGAGTCCAATAAACCACACTGCCAATCAGTCAACCTCAGCCCCTCCCCAGCTAACACACCCTTGCTCACATGCAAGAAAGTTTCAGCAAAGTCAGTTACTAGCTCGCCATCAGAATTCGGATATAACCTCGGTGTTGACCATGTTGGAGAACCTGTTTGCTTTACGGTCACGGAATTGTTCAAGTTCATTTTGTATCTTCACCTCCACGAAGCCAAGTCTTGCTCGATCAACAGGAGTGAAACCAAGCAGGGATAAACAATCTAACACTTGAGAATCTAACGCACGAAGCGCAGTACGATCACGCCAATCACCCTCACGCAAAACCTTCACACGCAACGCAGCCCGTTCATCAATTTGCTCGGACACAATTTGTAGCAACTCAACATCCATCTGTGGGCTGATCCAAGTGAAACCAACATTCCAAACACGCTCCCAAAACTGGCGACCTGCTGTACCCAACGGACGATGAGGTTCAGGAGGAATAGCAGACGTTGGGATAGGGATAACCACATCGGGCAACGGACGATGACCAGGGTTACCGGCACGACGCTTCTGTTCCACAGGCTTAGGTGGGCGACCCACTGGCTTAGGCATTGAGGAAGTCATGAACCTTTCCAGATGATTCCAACACCGGCAAGATACCTGTGTGCTTTTGGTATCGAGCACAAATCACATCAACATATTTTGGATCAAGTTCCATCAAATATCCGATGCGGTTTGTTTCTTCTGCTGCAATCAAGGTGCTACCTGAACCACCAAACATGTCTAAGACAATTTGGTTTTGATTGGTTGAATTTTCTATGGCTTTAACAATCAGTTCAACTGGCTTCATAGTTGGATGTTCGATGCTTCGTTTTGGTCGTGGTATTTCCCAAACTGTGTCTTGCTTCCGATCTGGTGGCGCTTGGTGCGCTGCTCCTTCTTTCCAACCATAAAAAATTGATTCATGCCTGTAGTGGTAATCGGCTCTGCCCATTACAAGAACATCTTTAACCCAAACAAGTGTGTGTCGCCATATTCCTAGATCGGTTAATGGGATACTGAACGCTTGAAATATGTTGCCGGAAGGTGCAGCAACATACCAGCAACCACCTTTCTTTGTTACTGCATGGCCTGCTGTGAATGCTTGGGTAAGAAATATTTGCAAAGCATCTATATCCATGTCATCGTTTTCAATTGTCAACGCATCCTTAGTTTTGCCAATGTAAGCAACACCGTATGGTGGATCAGTCCAAACAAGGTCTGCTTCTGAACCAGCCATCAGATCTTTGATCTGATCAATGCTTGTTGAATCGCCACACATAACTTTGTGTTTGCCAAGCAACCAGACATCACCAGATTTAGATGTGGACGGTGCCTTGTCTGGAACGTCATCAATATCGATTGGCAACTCAACCTGCTCAACACGGTTCAATAATTCTTGAACTGCCTTATCATCCCAACCAGATGACTCCAGCAGACCAGGGTTTAACGAACCGACATCGTTGATCAGATCGGCTAACGCTTCCTCGTCGTAGTCACCCAATTCGGCTGTGCGGTTGTCAGCCAAAGCAAACGCTTTAGAAGTCACCTCGTCATCGTCAACCCAGACGACAGCAATCTCATCCCAGCCCAAAGCCTGTGCAGCTTGCAAGGTGTGGTTCCCTGCGATGACAACGCTGTCGGATCGACGCACCACAATTGGTTTACGTTGTCCGAACGCTTCAAGACTTCGCTTGACAGCGTCGATGTCTCCTCGCCTTGGATTGCCAGGCAACAATTTAAGTTCGGTTATTTTGTGCGCAAGATTCTGCAGGTCATTTTGGATCATGGAAACACCCTAGTTTCGCGAAGGCGCGTCTCGCGCACGGCAGGGGTACTTTGCAGCCCAAAGGCTTTGAGTTTTGACCCACCCCCCGATGATGCCGGTGAGATCATCGAGATTCGTCGCCTCGACTTGAGTTGCATGATCGATGTGCTGCGAGCAGAAGTGAATCAGGTTCACCAGGGTAGATGTGATCTGCAGTCCAAGGATCGGATGAACCTCTCTCACCTTCGCCACAGATGTGGCAGATAGTTGCGTTAGCTCTAACCCAAGCGCTTCTTGCTTTGTAGTCGCCTTGGTAATGCGTGCGAACCTTGTTGCGTTTGGATTGGTGTTTGGCTTCGCATAGGTCGCAGCGCATTGCTTCTGTGGTGAGTTGCCTGCAGGTGAGGCAGGGTCGGGTGATGGGTGGCATGGGTTGTGGGTGGGTGTTGGTGTGGTTGGTGTTGTGGTTTGGTTGGGGTGGTGATGGGGGTGGGGGGGGGGTTACCAGAGGTTGGTTTGATCGAGTAAGTCTTGGGGGTCGGACGGGGCTGGTACCACCCCGTACCTATCGGTACGGTGTGTGG